AACAAACAAAAAAAATGAAAACTTTTCAAAACATCTGGGCATCATGGACAGCCGTTTAAACGGTCAGAGGATCGACCTCACTCCGGCTGAGTTGCACATCTGCAGAATGCTTGGGATGATGCGCAGGTCTGAGGCTATGAACAAGGTCAAGGATCAGCAGATGGGCGAGGGTGATTCTTGGTCAATTGACATTGACGGGGTGGTGGCTGAGTACTGCGTAGCCAAGCTTTTAAACCTCTGTCCTGACCTCACAGTCAGCGTCCGTAGCGGTGGTGCAGACCTGATCACCCGCAAAGGCAAGACCTTGGATGTCAAGTCAACCCGTCATGAGCATGGCAAATTGCTTGCGACCATCAAGAAAGCCCACGACCCGTGCGACATGTATGTGCTTGTGGTGGTGGATAACTTCGGTGGCACGGTCATGGGATGGGCATCCAAGGCTGACCTCTTTCATGATGACAACAAGCAAGACCTTGGATACGGGATTGGGTACGCCATTTCTCAACATGGACTTCGACCATTTAAACAGCCATAAATAAAATCGGCAATAAGTACCATCTGTGAAATGTTATGTAACGTTTAAACGCTGTAGCAGGAATAGCAAGAATAGCAGTAGCAATCCCGACAAGGCAGGGAAGTCTTGTTGTTTAAATGCTTAAGGCTATATTCTGCGCGGGTCTTGAGGTGGTTTTTGTGTTTTGTCATACGGATTTTTACATTGCCCGTTTAAACGCTCATCGCTCTCACCTATAATGTGAAGAAATTGTTGGCAAAAATGTTGATTTAATTCTTTGTTATCAATGACTTGCGTGATTTTTATGTTCAACATGAGCGGCGGCTTCCAAGGAGAGAACTGGTCAGGATTCGGCGTACAAACCGAAAGACGAAAAAAAACCCCCCGACCGCCGTAGCAGAAGGGGGGTATCCCCCAAGCAGGGGGAGGGGGGAGGGTTATTCAATAATGAATTCTTCTGACAAAGATTGGATCGAATGAACATCGACCCATCGAGAGTCATCTTTAATTAATGTCCAGTCAGAAAACTGTTGCTCTCTTGCAAATTCTGCCGCACCTTCCTTGTGGTCTGCCTCTACCTCTATTGATAAACGCTGTACAACAGCACCATACACTCGATACTTTTTGCTGAATGTTTGCATTCTAAGCCTCCAATAATCTTTGTACGTCCGAACAGGTGGACGTAATGAAGTCCGCTATCTGCTCACCTGTGTGACCCTCGATCAGATACCAAGGGGTGATGATCTCGCTCCATTCGTCATTTGGTTGAAGACTAGACCATTTGTCCTTGCGTAACACCTCGATGATCTGATCGTAAGTCATGTCATCGGGATGATCCGATAACCATTGATCCAATGCAAAATCCTGCGCACGTTCAAGATTTGATTTCATGTTTTCTCTCCAAGTACTTTCCGTAAAAGGTTGATGACCTTGTCCGCATCAAAGTCAGTTGCGTCAGGGTTCTCTAGCAATTCCAATGCTGCCTCGCATCCTGTGCGTAAGGCAGCGTACTGCGCAAGCAGTCCTAGCATCTGGTTACTCATTCGACCTCCGTGATATCAATTGGTGTAGCACTGATGGTTGTCCATTCCGTGGGTGGCAGGTCTGCCGCTATGTCCTGCGCTGTCTCATGGTCAGGGGCTGCGACCTCAATCCAAACCCGCTGAACATACTCGCCATAAATCCGATATTTTTTCATTACACCGCTCCTTTAAGTTTCCCAAAGTGTTCAGACTTCTTAAGCACAGGCTTTTCCAAGGCAAGGGCGTACCACGAAAGCAACTTCTTCATACCCTCGACCGTCTCGCTGCCTATGCAGGGTTCACAGTACCCCTCTGGCGCACCCGACTTGTCGTTGTAGTACACCTCGACCAGTTGAATGAAAGGCGTACCGCCGTTATCCTCGCTCACGTCTAGCAATCTAAAATTCCACATATCATTTCCTTTACTGTATCGGTTCATCAGAGTGATCGACCTCAGCGTACGCATTGGCGATCACGTTATTCACGTACCCTAGAAACACGTTCTTGTCACTGCAAGCGGATACCCCTGCGCTCGCTAGAAAAGTTGCAAGCACAGGGATGATCGTATCCATTTCGTAGTCAGGAAAAAGCTCGCAGAGTTTCCCTGCAAGCTCACGCTCTTTGTCTGTCTCCATACTACCTCCTAAGTGATTTAAGTAATGTGTTGAACGCTGTAGAGGCAAGCTCTCTTGTGTCGTTCACTGTCGCTGCATTGTCAAACACTTTCTCTACGTCAGCACTGTCGATGCCTATCGCCACGACCGTCACGCCGCACCGTTTTGCAACGTTCTGCAAGTGCGTAATGTGTTCGCGGTTGTAACCATCGGCATCGGTCAACAGGAACAGAATCTTGCGAGACTCTGGTCTCTTTGCAATGTCCTCGATGGCTACGCTGAGGGCTGAATAGTCTGGAGTAGAACTACCTGCCCAGTTGGATATCGAGCCAAGCTTGCTCGATGCCTTGCGCAGTGACTCTCCCCACGTCTTGAAAGGGATCAAGTTAAGCTCCTCGCCTCTGATTTTTTCTTGACTGGCGTTCGCGCCTGTTGCATTGACAGCGAGGTAGTCACTCTCCCCATTGAATCCGGTGATCGCAAAGTCCACGTTTGCCTTGTCCAGAATGCGTGACAGTTGGATCGCAACCGACTCCGCAACAGCAATGCGACCTCCTGCCATCGAGCCACTGCAGTCGATCAGAAGCGAAACCGCACTGCGTTCAGCTTCAGCATACTCACGGCGTTTAAACACTGTGGTACTACCTGCAGCAAATCTTGCAAAGGCTTTGCGATCAACCTTGCCTGACTCTTCGTGGCTCGACCATCCTACTAGGTCAAGTGACCGCAACAGTCGCAACAGGTTGGCGCGTGTTGCACCCATGCCCTCAGTCACGGCGTTGTACTGGTATGTGAAGTTGGCATCACAATTTGCCTTGCTTAATCGTTGTCTCATGTCAAATCCAATGAAAGGTTGCAATGTTTGGTTTGCCCACAAAGGGGCGGGGGTTGTACTCATCTGAAGACAATGCCAATCCCTTAAGCTCTTCCTCGATAAACGAGGTTGGCTCAACGTCTCGACCTGCCTCGTTCGACCAACCCTTGGAGGGCAGAGTAATCAGCTCATCACCGCCTTCGCCGTCCTGTTTGTCACCTTGCTTATCGCTAGGCTTATCACTTGCTTTACTGGATGGCTTGTCCCCAGACTTGCTGCCGTCCTGATCGCCGTCCTGATCTCCCTCGTCAGAACCCTGCTCAGAACCCTGCTCAGAACCATCAGGATCGTCTGTGGGCTGCGTTCGTTGGTCACCCTTACCTCTGGGGTCACTTTTCTTTTTAGCGTCTTGTAGGACGTTTAAAAGCTTGATCGCAGCGGTGACCACGCCCTGAGTGGACTTCGATGCCTGTGCCTCTTTCAATGCCAACCACAGGTCAGCCGCAAAGGGTGACTGGTCAATGACGCAGGGGCAGTTGACTTGATACCCGTTTAAACGCCGACCCTCAACAGCCAGAAGGAACGGGATATTTTTAATGTCATCAGCGGCGGCGTGTCCGTCCCGTTCGAGCATCGAGTTGAGCAGGTTCTCGAATAGCTGCTTGGCGTTGGGTGCAAAGCCCGACTCGATTGCGCACCGCTCGATGCGAGGGTCTTCCAGTCCGTTGATCAGGTTGCCCAGAAAAGCACCGTGCAAGTCCCGTGCGCTGTCCCAAGGCTCGTTGTCAGTGAAGACAGCGTGTCCCAGTCCCTCATGAAGAGCAAAGGCGATCAGGTTGTTGAAGGTCTGGTTGCTGACCTCTTTCAGATCGTCAATCGAGGGCAGGATCACAGTCGCATCGACCTTGCCCTCATACCGTTCGAACCTGATCCCTGCACCCTTGCCGTTCCAGACAACCTGCAGGGAGGAAAACAGCACCCCTGCATTTGCGGTCACCCGCTCCATTGTGGCGGCAACGCCGCGCTTTACGTTGAGTCCAAGCATTACTGCCTCACTAAGTAAGATTTGAGTTGCGCTGAGTCGATTGACGCAGCGTAAGCACCCCTGAGTTCTGCCTCGCAGTCTGCAGGGAACTTGTGAACGATCGAATTGTTGAATGCCAGACCGACAGGCATCCCCTCCTGTACTGCGGATGCCCAAGCGAAAAGCTGACGCAAGCTTGGGGGCTGAGTCAGCAGACCTGCGCGAGCCTTGGCACGGGCAACATTGGCAAACTTGACCAGTGAGCGGGTGGCATCCGCACGTAATCCCGTACGCTTGGTGATCAGTTCGACCTCGTCATCTTCGGGCAAGTACTCAAACCGCAGTGAGTAGCTGAACCGATCCAAGAATGCTGAGTTTTGCTCACGCACCCCTGCAAAATTGCCCGACTCGTCACCGTGTCCGCTTGAGTTGTCAGCGGCAAAGAACACCACGCCAGTGCTGACTGGGATATGCTCGCCCGTCTCTGCAATCAACAACGAGCGGTGAATGCTGCGCTCAGTGACGGCATGGAGTGGCGATATGTTTTCAGCCCTTGCAAAGCCTACCTCGTCCAACAAAACGATTGCACCTGCATGACGTATCGCCTGAGTCAATACGCCGCCTTTCCAGACCACGTCTCCGCCCTCGATGGTGTTCGAGCCGATAAATTCTGACCGCTCGATACCTGCATCAAAGTTGATGCGGAAAAGCTTGCGCTTGAGCCGTGCTGCAACCTGTGTCACAAATTCTGTCTTGCCTGTGCCACGCTCACCGCCAAGCCACGTATTGTGGGGGATAGTGGTTGAGAGAGCGATCAAGGTCTGATGCAGGGCTGCAGGGTTAAAGTAGTAATCCGGCACGACTGCAGGGGCTGCAGGATCGTCCCAGACTTCGACTTCGAACGCGCTGAAGTCCACAAGGTTGCCCTCGTCATCCGTATAAAACAGGTCACCATCGAACAGGTGCTGTGCCTCTTCCCTTTGCGTTTTTGGGTAGGCAGCCGCAACAGTCTTAGCAATCACAGGGAACTGGTCAGCTTGTTTAAACGTTGCGAACAGGTCAGCCACAGCAGAGCGGATCGACTGGTTGACCTTGGCATAGTCAACCCCCTGAATGGCAGCGACCTCGCCTTGCAGCTTGCGAGTCAGATCACGCACCTCAGTGTGCAGAGTCAACGTGTCCTCGAACGTTGCATCCGCCTTGGAGTTCAGGGAGCAGACCTCGACAGCAAGCTTGGCAATCTCGTCAGCGTTGCCAGATGCGGCATTGCTAGACGCTGCCCTGCTAACGGCTGTAAGAGGGGCGTTCTTAATGTCCGATATTCTGATCGTGACGTTCGTAGCAAGCACGGTAGCCAGAGCATCAAGTGCCTCTGCCTTAGTCGCACACTGGGGCAAGCCCAGTTTAAACAGTCCGGCGTTCAGTTGGGGGAAAGAGATCAGCGCAAGCTCGCGGGGGATGGGATGTTTATTCATGATAAGC